ATCTTCTGGTAGAGGTACACAAATACACCCCGCCTCCCGAGCCATCGCATCAATAACATAGTGAGTATTGCCAGCGCGCTGTATTACTTGTGCCCAGCCGATGGGGAAAACTTGATCACCCTCCGTGCGTAAGCGATTAAAGAGTGAGTTTTGAGTGATGCCTAACCACTCAGCGGCCTCCGAATAACCACCAGCTAACTCAGTTATGGTTTTTTTAACAGCTTTAATGTACCAGTCAGGTTGCTTCTGAATTTTCCAGTTTTTAAGATCCACACTAAATATCCTTGTTAGTTATGAAACTTCTAGTTGAAGGGAAATAAAATCTCAATCTCTGAGACTTCCCCACCAAAAAATTTTGATAATTTTTTTGCATTACTTAGCGATGTAATCTGAAGCCCACGTTCGATTCGGCTAAGGTTTCCAACATCGATGCCGGATGCTTTTGATACAACTTTTAAAGTTAGCCCTTGCCTAACTCTCAATCTTTTAAGTGGCGTATCCATACCCCCTCCATTATGCGCTTTACGCATATTATGCTATAAAAATTATATGCGCAACACGCTTTGTGCATGGCGCATATTTAATCTTTAATGGTGTTATGAAAATAGGTGAAAAAATTAGAACCCTGCGTAAAGCAAGGGGTATGACTATATCTGAGTTAGCTTTACTAACTGAAAGCGATGTTGGGAATATTTCACGCCTCGAAAGAGGTAAGCAAGGTTACTCAGATAAAACTATAAAAAAATTAGCAGATGCGTTGCAGGTTCCAGTTAGTGAACTATTCACTTCTGGAAAGTCTGCTAGCCCTGTAGGTTTGACTGACAAGGAAAAACTTATAGGGGTTGATAGCGTGTATCGTGTAGACGTTCTAAATGTATCTTCAGCTACATACGGCGGCTCAAAAGCTAATGAATTTAATTACGCTATAAAGTCTATTAGCTACAATCCTGACTATGCTAGCGCTATGTTCGGCTTAATTCCTCAAGATGAAGTAAAATTGATCAGTGTGAAAGGCGATAGTATGCAAGGTACTATCGAGCCTGGCGATTTGGTGTTCGTCGACCAAAGGATACGTCACTTCGACGGAGATGGTATTTATGTATTTACTTATGACGGCGATTTTTACGTAAAAAGGCTGCAAAAAGTCAAAAACAATATTTTAGTAATTTCTGATAACCCTAGATATAAAGAATGGTCTATCGGACCTGATGAGCAAAACTCACTCAACATCGCAGGCCGAGTTTTACTTACCCAATCACAACAAGTTAAGCGTCTAAGTTAAACTCCCTTTCTTGAGCATTAAGATTTTTAATGTTCAAGAACTATTATCTCACACATTAAATTATGCGCTTGACGCATTACAATGAGTTAGCATACTCTTGTTTATATTCCGGATAGCTTATACATAATATTTGTGTGGAGAAAATTCCTAGGGGTTTTGCAGAAATCCCTACTCTTTTAAAACTCTCGTTGCAGCGAGAACGTGTGGAGATAATTATGCTGAGCTTGAACTGCGTACCAATTTCGACTTACTGTAAGGAAACAGGAGAAACGTCCGATGCTATCAATAAGCGAGTCCAAAGAGCAATATGGCATGAGGGCGTTCAGGTGTTGAAAGTTGATGGCGTGAAAGAACGATGGATCGATCTGGATGAGGTCAGTAAATGGGCAAGGAAGAACAAGATCAAAGATTACCGAGGGGGGTGACGATAAGACGCCACAAATCGGGACAGACAATTCAAATTACTTTCACTTACCGAGGCATTCTGTGCCGAGAATCCCTTTCTAGGCTGGATGTAAACACTAAGACCCTCAAGTACGCATCACGGCTCCTCGGCGAGATACAGAACAAAATAGCCTTGGGAACTTTCGCTTATATTGATTACTTTCCCACGTCCAACAAGGCTGTACTTTTTGGCGAAGTTAAAAAAAGTAAGCGGGTCAAAGAATATTTAGATGAGTACATTGAAATCTGTATCAATCGACAGCTCTCCCCTTCTACTATCGATGGCTATCGGAAATGTATTGGCTCTTTGATCGATCTGCATGATTTGCCAGTAACTGAATTATCAACCGGAACAATGAAAGCTTGGATTAGTAATAAAAGTGCTAAGCTTAAAACCATTCGTAACCTATTATCTTTTTTACGCAGCGCTCTCGATGAGGCTGTTACTGATGGCTTAATTAGTGTTAATCCGGTATCACTTGTCACCGCTTCAAGGTACCGCCCCAAAACCGCCCCCGATAGCAAAGAACACTACTTTATTGATCCTTTCACTCCACAAGAAGTAAGCGCCATTATTAATGCATGCCGTTATGTACAGTGGAGATGTCTTTTCCAGTTTGCCTTTCATACTGGCCTACGTAGCTCAGAACTATGCGCACTAAGATGGGATGATATAGATTTCACACATAAAACAGTCCACGTACAAAAGGCAAGTGTTGTTGGAATTATCAAGGGGACTAAGACTGCCTCCGGGAACAGAAAGGTTGACCTAGATGAACAAGCAATTACTGCATTGAACACGATGAAAGAGTTTACTAGCTTACGATGTGAATATGTATTCGAAGACCCAAAAACCTTCAAACCATGGGCTAACTCCGCATCTATTAGGGAAAAAGCATGGGTATGCACGCTCAAGCTCGCAAAAGTGCGCTATAGAAATCCCTATCAGACGAGACATACTTTTGCTACGAGACATATTAGTCAAGGTAAAAACCTTTTTTGGCTAGCTGGTCAAATGGGACATAAAGGCCCCGAGATGCTTTTTCGTCATTACGGTAGCTATTTAAAAGATTACGATGTAGAAACTATAAAAAATAATCAAGTACCAAATTAATAGAAAAAGAATATCAAGAAATCAACAACTCTCTAAACTTTCATATCATTAACCTATGAATATTCCACTCAAGATTATAAATTTATATGTTGAATAAAAATTTGATATATTCAGAATTTATTACATCAAATAGGGTTTATTGATAATGAGTAAAAGCTGGATACTACAAACAAAGGAAACTCGACGTACTTTCGAAACCGCTACTTGGATACCTCTAAGATCATCCTTAAGTGAGGAGCAAGGAAAAGTCACGGATATGAGCCATTCCAGTGAATTTTTCGGGTGTGGTTCTGTAGCTTTTCCACCTGAGCATCTATCACTGGCTGAAAAACTAAGTTGGAGTGACATCGGTCTTTCTTCTACTGAACCCTATGCTTACAAAGATGGATATTACGCATCCATTTTTGAATACCAGTATAACGACAAACAACCTATCGGCCTTCGTCTAGTTTTGGACATGCCAGTTCCTATCATAGGTGGAAAAAAATGGGTCATTAACCCAGATCTTATCGCAGCACTGCGACTCATAAAAGAAGGGAACAACTGGGTTAGGCCTGAAGAGAACTTCGATATAGTCATCCGAGAAAAACTCGATGATAATGGAGAGCATACAGAAATAGAAATAAAAAAAGAGTATCTGCAAGATTATTTAGCAGCAAGAAACCTATCTTTGAAAATAACATATTACAGACAGCGAGTCGAAAACATACCTTCTTTATCAAATAGTTCTTATGCTGGATTAGAAAGCCATAGCGAGGATAGAGATGGTGGACGTTACGAACTGAGAATTAATGATATAGAGAGCATATTTGGTGGGGGATTTGCTTTCTTTAGAACTTGGAGAACAGATATAGATGAAGATGAAGATGCGCCAAAAATGGGACCTGAGACTAATGACAATACAGATTTCGAAAGATCAAGTGGATACAGAGGTGGTTTTGAAGGTATACGAGTTGAAGGAGAATTCTGGAGAGATGAATGGATAAGTCATAATAATATAAGTAAGCGCATCCGAGGTGATTTTGATGATTCTCTACCACAATTTATAGTTGATACAGATGGTTCTCGTTTAGCATCTTCAGAATTGAATAGCGAAGATGTTGGACGATGGCTATGGTTTAGGTCTAGTATTATAAATGAAGTTATTGCACTACGAGGGTTTTCATTTCAGTGGTATACAGCAGAAACCGGAGGTATTACATCTACATCAGGTTACTCAATACACTTCGGGTTGAACTTATCAGATTTAATTACTGTATATGCATATGATATTGCTAAACTTCCGGCATGGGAGCAACATATTTGGGCCGCAAAAAATGTAATACCTGATGGTAAAATTTCCGCTGAATTGTTCGAGGCCCAAGTGAAGGCTAAACCAGCATCAACACAAGCTGTCGAAGTCATATTTTTCGAGGTTATGGAAATGCTTGATAAATATTTTCAAGACACTTATAAAACATCTTTATTCTCAACCGAAATTGATAGAAATGAGTATTCCAAACAAATATTACGCTTTGAAAGTAAAGATGAACCATCTATTTTAAGATTAGCAAAAGACCTCATACGTGCATTTTCTGATAGAATTAATGTTTCAGGACTTCGTGAAATATCAACACACAGTAATAAAAATAAACTTGGTTCTAATAAACTTCTCGAGAGCATTTTGGCTGAAAAGATAGGGAGTGAAAAAGCCCGTGAAATATTTGGGCCAATTGCTGGCACTTATGATATGAGGCTAGGTGACTCACATCCTACTAGCTCAAGTATCCAAGATGCTTTTAAGCTTGCAGAAATAGACGAAAATCAATCTTATTTAAGGCAAGGAAAGAAATTGATATCTAATTTCGCTCAAGCAATTTGGTATATTGGAAAGAACCTATCAGAAACTAAAGACAAATAAAAATGCACTACTCATACACTTGAAATCCCATAAGTATAAATAACTCATTTAAAACAGAACGTTAAGAAATATAAAACGCGGGTTCAACTCCCGCCAGCTCCACCAAATCATGATCCGGATACGTCCGGTGAAGTACAGAAAGCCCGCATGGCATAAGCCCTGCGGGCTTTTTTGTGTCTGTCGTTGTCCGAGAACATC